GCTTTCTAGGATCAACAAAGCCCCCACGTCCTATTCCGTTGAATTCCGCAATCCAAAAGAACGCAGCCTCGCAAGAGGCGAACGAGGCCAGGAATCGTGGGAGCGCTGTTACATCAACTTTGAGCGGTAATATTGCGGGACGAGACTTTAGATCAATATCGACTCCGTCCAAGTTGACAATGCATGGTGCCTTAATGCCCTTCGGTTCATCGCCGTGACCTTCGTAAATCATCCCAGAGATAGGGCCCGACCCGTAGGCATTGCGACCCACAGGACTCCACACCCAGGTACACCTTTGTGGGAATAGAGGTTTTAGCTCGTCAACTAGATATCGATAAGCTTTAGAAGGAAGATTTGATTCAAGCCCGGCAGAAATAGAACATTGAATATTTGAATTAGCGTGAAAGAATTCGGCAATTGGTAGAACGTTATTTTTTATTTTTGATATTAGAGCTGCGTCCTTTGAGTTGAGTTTGTTTTTATATTCATCAACAGTTAGATCAGCGAGGATCTCATAAGGTCCACAACGTTTATTTCTTTGACAGACTTCATTTATCAAATGGACTTGCAAGTACTTAGGTCTTGGGTCTGCTGCAAATTGTCTAATACAGTGGAAATTATTCCCGAAAGTATTCCAGAGTACCGAGAGCCTAATCTCAGGAGCACCTTTAAACCCCCTCATCATGACAGCGCACGGCCACTTTGGATGCATTGCTGCATAAGCGCCTAGACCACCCTTGTTTTGATTGATTGTAGCTTGAGCTTCAGCCCTGGCTAAGCTAATAAAGTCCCACCTAGGGGAAAGCTTAGGGGAGCACTTAGAAACGCACAGACAGGCGAATAGCGCTCCTACTGCGATTATGGTCATTCGCGTTCTAATATTCATATACATCGTCCCTTAATAATCTAAGCACTCGGTCGTCCCTGCCTTGATTCGGTGTTTGATTCCTGTCGACCTGGGTAGCCCATAAAGAGCCTCGAAGTTCGTCTCCCGCACGCGCCCAGTCTGATTTTATCACTGCTGCCAGCATACGGCGAAAAGAGCGGAGCCCCTCTCCCCCTAATGAGAAAGTAAGGTTAATTAGAGCGAGGCGACGATTTGATGAAAGCTGATCCCAAACTTCAGGTCCAACTATTTCAATGGCCGTATTCATAGCTTCGTTGACGTCCTCTTTTAATATCGCAAGTACCACGGAATTAGAGAGTGGCTTTGCATCAAGATTATGACCGACGCCGATTGTCACATATCCCTCTGGGGCTTTTATAGTTTTACCCGTCGCGTCATCGTAGGGTCTCCGCTCTATTCCTTCGTCTCGAGTAAGCATTTCAAATGCTTGCTGGAAGAACTCATTTTGTTTCATGAGGTGAAGTTCGTTGACTTTGTGTCATCTCAAAGGGGCCAGCCTTAAATCCTTTCTCCGTCTCACGTAGTAGAATTATTGCCACAATAATCCCGGATATGAGAACGAGAATCGCTAGTAAGTTCTGCATTCCGGTTTGAGCTTTTTGCCCAGGAGATATAAGTTTATCAGCTTGACCAATCAACGCAGTATTTTGAGAGGCGAGACCGACATTCATTATTGTGATCTGCTGTTGAATTTCAGGTAAGCATCTTAGATGCCCTATATTGTCCGCGATTGCTTTTAGTGAAGGTTCTATAAGTCCGATTCGATGCATAGCTAATTTTGCCTCCTCTCTGTGACGTACCCACTCAGCTCTCCATTGATCAAACTCGCCAATATGATCCTCTAGTGTTCTTTCGAGATCTGGTGCAGTACACTTCAGCTCGTCCCTTAGACGGCAATCTTTATCATTCCTTCGGTTAGGTGCCATCACTTTAAGCTCTAAATTTGGTTCGCCCACTCAATCTCTAGCTCCCATCAACATCATGCCGCCAGCGCTCGATACAGAACCTCTTAAGATACTAGGACCGAGTGTGCCTTTCTCAGCGAGTATTAACGGGTGAGCATATCCTTGTGCAACCAATTCCATCTCTCGAGGGGCGAGACCGCGATTCCAGATCATTACATCTCCGATCTGGCCCTTAAAAAGAACCGAGACATTTATCGGATCGTAGGTGCCTATACCCCAGTTCTGTGTAGTGGATTGTAAGAATGTGGGATTTGTAGAATCGCTTATAGTAACGTAGGAGTCCTGAAACATTAAAATTCCGGTCGACATTCTTCGCATTACTACAGTGTGCCAAGTGTCTGTGACTGCTGCTTTAGAGGGGGAAGTACTATATGCCGCTGCTGGAGCGCCTTCGTCATATTGGAGTACGTATCCACCTTTACCTGTTTTGTGAATAAACATCATATACCCGGTGGTGGCAGTATTGGTGTCATTCGAGCAACCGACACCGACATAAGTATCGGTCAAAATATCATCGAGTCTTGCTCTAAAGAGGATTGTAAATTCTCCATTAAGATCGACTATCCCTTTCCCTAAATTTATACAATCATTGACGCCGTCATATTTAAGCGCCCAACCCCAAGGGCTGGGAGTCCAGGCGTCCATGCCCATTCCAGAGCTGAACACTCCGTTATGCCCATAGCCTGAAAAGTCTATAAGCCCTCTCCCCTGGATACCAACAGAGGGGCACCAGAGACCTTTTAGACCTTGCCACAGTTGAGGGTATGCGCTCTCTGAAAAGTTTCTAGCAATGCCCGTGTGTAGCGACGGGCGCATAGTTCTTAAATCATCTTTTGCTAAAAATCTCATCGCATCCCCACCTAGTTACCAATCCCTAATAACATCAGACTTCCAGCATTCGCAGTCGCGCGAACATAAGGTCCTGAGAAATTAAAATTCTCTCTTACCATCATGGGGTGAGCTCTCCCAGATCCGAGAAGCTCAAGTTCTCTAGGACTTAAAGCTCGGTCCCATGCGAGAACGTCTCCTATCTGCCCTTTGAAACAATTAGTCGGAGTCGCTGGGTCCCACGATCCGATTGCCCATGACTGAGTATTACTTGGAGAAAAGCTTGGATTAGTTGTGTCGACTACTACAGCGTAATCGTCTTGAAAAAGAGTGAACTGTGCGGCACTTGCGTTTCTACACAATAGTAAAGTGTACCAGGTATTTGCCGTAGCCGATCTGCTTGGGTTTGTGCAAAATTGGCCGGAGCCTGGCCCTGTATCGTATAGAAAAGTGAACGCGACATTTTTATCATTTCTATGCAACCAGATAAAATATCCACTCGAACCGGAAGATGCGACCGAGGCACCTATAATTGAATACGTATTATGAGTGGTATCATCGACACGAACACGTGCCATTAAACTAAAATTTGTATTCAAATCAAAGAGGTTGGTTCCGATGTCTAAACAGTCGTCAGTGCCGTCGTACTTTAAAGCCCATCCCCAAGGACTAGGTATCCAGGCATCATCTCCCATTCCAGACGAGAATGATGCGTGCCTACCATAGCCAGACATATCGTAGAGTTTTCGACCTTGAACCCCGAGTGAAGGGCACCACGCACCTTTGAGCCCTTGCCATAATTCTGGGAAGGCGCTCTGAGAAGCGTTTCGAGCAAAAGAATTTGCGAAGGACGGGATATAGCTTCCAACAGGTTGGTGGGCGAGGCTAAGCATATCCCGTCCTTCTTTCTAAATATCTTACTGAACTTCTGGACTTATCACCGTATAACGTAACCAGTGATTGCTGCCCGTAGAGTCAGCGTTTACGCCAGTGTCATGCACAAGAGCTACTCCCCAAGAAGGAGCAGCGATTCTTACCAAAAACTCACCGTAAACGTTGTCGCCCGTTGCAGCGCCAGATCCTTTGTTTCTCATGACGCCGATTATTGGGGCATTCGCTAGTGTGATAGCCGCATCACTCGCGCCAGCGCCGTCGGTTCTGTGTGGGGTTCCGTGCGCGTCGCCAGTGAGAAGATAAAGAGAAACTGTTCGAGCTGAAGTAGGGGATGTGCCCTGTTTAAACTTACACCAAATTCTAACGAGCTGTTCTCTTGCAGTTGAGTTGTCGACCATATCGGACTGTCGACCAACACCGACCGCTGAACTTGCCAAGCTCGCGATAGTGATAGTGAGCGCAGTAGAAGAACCAAAAAGATCCAATATCTTATTTGCCATAGAATTTTCCTATTTCCAATCCAAGTTTACAACTACGTCATTTGTGCTGGGAGCTGTATTATCATTATCAGCCACACCAGTGCACGCTCTAATACTGATCCCTAGAGTGAAGGTTATGCCCATCGACTTACTGAATGTAATACCACCGTTTGGGGGTAATCGGTAGGTGCGAAGTGGGGTGTCGGAGCTCGTGGCAGCACTCGCTTTGTCGTATAGCTTAACATATCTCGCGACCGTTGCATGGTTATTGAAAAAATCGCCACCGTAAACACACCCCGCGCTTGCCTTAATGCTCGCTCCCGTTGTGCTCATGTCGATGTTTCTATAGGTCTCGCATTGACCGGAGGTGTCGGGTTCTGTTCGATAAACAGGATAATGGACTCCGCCCACCTCCTTGCTTCGCAGCGTCTTCCCAATCCCTTCAGTTATATTAATATTATCGGCCATATTACGATCTCCTCTAAAGAGCCTTTACACACCAGTTTACAATGATACACGGGGGGTTCCCTGCTGCTGTATTAGCAGTACCACCGGCGTCACTTGTTAAAGACGTTCCGCTTGTTATATCAGCACTCGGGCCCCCGCTTGCTACAGCACCACCGCTCCCAGTATTGCCGCCGTTTGCAGTACCGCTTGTCATAGTACCGTCACCATTTATTGCACCACTTACATTCCCAACTCTCCCCGCAAAATCTGAATTCGAATGTGTGTGAGTTGAGCCTGTCCCAGTAGTTGTATAGGAGACGTTCGATCCGCTACTACTTGAGGCACCTTGAGCCCTATTTGCTGTCGACCCGTCAGAGCCACCCTCTTTTGCGCCGTAGGTGTGTGTGTGGCTGCCGCTGCTTGAAATGTTTATGTCGGCTCCGTTACCTGTAGCCGCATGATAGTGAGCTGGGACAGTATGCGAATGATCCGGGGTTGTATGAACATGAGCGCCGCCCGTGTGCGTGTGAGCGCTTAATGTATGTGTGTGACTTGCAACTGTGTGCGTGTGGCTTGGTCCCGCATGAACGTGGTTAAGATCCCCGAATGTTGCCCCAAGAGAACCGTTCGCAGGACTCGTTGAGCTTTTTCCTATAAGGAGCTGCCCTCTACAATCTGGAATTCCGAAAGTTGTGGAGCCATCGCCAGCTCCAAAAGTAGTGCCCCATAATGCAAACAGATCAGCATACGTGGTCCTGCTTTTTGCTGCACCATCTAAGAAAAAACAATTATCTGGGGCCGTGCCTGTAAGCCAGGCAAACATTGATCCAATTGGCAAGCCACCGTGGAGGGAGGCGTTGTTCATGTGATTTGTGACTTCTGTTTCTCGAAGGGTTGGAGTCCAGCTCGCGCCTGTATATTTCTCTGCCGCCTCTGTGGTTGGATTCAAACGAACAAAACCTGTGGGGATGTTTGTGTCATCTGTAAAATCCATGATCCCAAGATGCTCAAGCTGAAGCTTGATAAAATCTCTAAAATCAGAGTACTCGTCGGTTAGTTGTGGGGTGTCCCAGTCTGTTGCTACCATTTAAACTCCCTCTACTTTCCAAGAAAAATCGTTCGCTACCTGTGCCCCCGTATCAGCTCTATAACAATAAACGTCAAAGCTTGTCGGGTTCGGAACGTCTACAAAATCATAGACTGCAATCACTGCATAACTCGCATTGTAAGCTGCCGTTACTGTAATACTTTTCACGTCGATAAACGAGACATTGAAATTGACCGTCTCGGGGAGAGACGCATCCGAGGTCCCATTGCCCGAATCCTTCTTATGTTTCAAGGATATGCGAAGTCTTACGGGCCCAACTATTGCGAGCTCATGGTCGTCGTCCGCATCAAAATCTAGAGTAACCCGGACATACCTAAAGTTCCCCACGAAAGCTTGAAAGGTATTCGTGAAAGTGGTCCAGGTCGCGTTATCGGTTGAGACCTCGATAGTGCATTCTGCATCGACGGTAGTTACTACCTGCTGAATAGGAGCGGTTACATTTATCAATACGCTGTCGGGAATCAAAACCCCCACATCGTGAGTTGCCACAAATTTGGCTGTGGGGTTAGTCGGCTGAATATAAATAGGGTACGTGGCGTCAACTTGATCCTGTGGGGTCGTCCAAGTGCGATCATCAAAATGATCCTGAAAGGTCTCGTCGACCACCGGGAGAATCATTCTTTTTGTTGGAACCTGGGCCATTTTAAATATTCCTAATTTGCATATGTAAGAGGCGCGAATAGACCGATCATTTGACCTCTTCTGCTTTCGCCTTCAAGAGGTGGCTCTGGCACAATAACAGGGGCTTCTAATCTGGTTTCGAGTCTTATGTTATCAAGAGTTGTGGCATCTTCTGGATCTAGAATTACATCGGCCAGTAATTCAAAGTCAGGGGGTTGATCTACTACTGCGGGGACGCTTACAGCTTGACCAACATTTCCCGCCGTATCAACTGGCACCACCCAGTAAATATATGTTCCTGCAAGTATCTCGAATACAGCGCTGAACGTGCCGGATGTGTTGCCGATCAATTCTGAACTTTCTAGTATGTCGCCTTTTCTAACTTGGTAATAGGAAACTGGAAGAGTCCCGCCTGTGCTTGCAGACCATCGGAGCAGGACGTTATTATCAACGATTTGAGCTGTGAGACTTGAAACTGCGAAAGGCGCGTAAATAGTAACATCTCTAAAAGCTGTCTCTCCTTGGTTCCCTGCAACATCATAAGCCACCACCCAGAAGCGTCTTGTGCCAGTCCAGGCACCTTTTATGTTAAGTGCTGTGCTCTTAATCTTTGCAACAAATACTGAGAGATCGAAAGAGGTTCCATATCTCACCTCGTATTCTTCAATCGCAAAATGAGCAGTGCTCTCGGTCCATTTTAACCGAACGT